ATGCCAACCGGCAAGCTGGAAGCCCGTAAACGGCATTATGAAAATAAGAGCGCACAGTTAATGCGTGCAGTGAATTCACAACTGGAAAACTCTTCAGATTCAAGAATGCCTATTAGTAACAATAGTAAATCCACAGTAACTAGGGGACGAAGACCTTCTTTTCAAGAATAGTTAGTGTGGGTGGGATAATCAGAAAGGAGTGACATTATGTCTACTACTAAAAACCTAAGAGGTTTCCTTCCTGCCCGTAAACGTGGTTCTGGTTCTAACTCCACAGGTTTTGATGAGCTACCAATTGCATCAGGAGATGCAAGAAATATGTTCACAGGCGATCTTGTTAAGACAAGCCTTGGTAACGTAGAGCCAGTTTCAGCCGATGCTGATTACGCCGATGGCGTTTTCATGGGCTGTCACTATGTGGCAAATGGGGTACCTACATACAGCAAATATTGGCCAGCCAATACTAGTGCTACAGATATTAAAGCATTTGTAAACACTGATCCAAAGTCAACCTATTACATCCAAGCTGATGCATCTTGCTCTTCTGGTGATATTAATACTGTTAACTTTGGTCTAACTCTTGGTACAGGAAGCACCTATACTGGACAATCCGGTTTTGGTGTAAAGGCAGCTACAAGAGCAACTACTATTCTTCCAGTTAGAGCTATCGGTGTTCTTGACGAACCCGGTAATGATATTACTGTCTCTGCTGAAAGAGCCTTCCCTGTTCTAGAAGTTCGTATTGTAAAACATGTTGATGCTGTTCTATCAGCACCATCTGGCATTTAATAGGGGGGTTTGATCATGGCTATTAATAGAGCTAGTATTGCAAAAGAACTTCTCCCCGGTCTAAATGCTGTATTTGGACTAGAATATGGAGAAGTTAATAATGAGCATGAGCCTCTCTTTGAGGTTGAAAACTCAGATAGAGCTTTTGAAGAAGAGGTTCTATTCACAGGCTTTGGCACTGCACCTGTAAAGGGTGAAGGTGCTGCAGTTACTTACGACGAAGCAAGCGAGAGCTATGTTGCTCGTTATGTTAACGAGACAATCTCACTTGCCTTTGCAGTAACTGAAGAGGCAATGGAAGATAATCTGTATGATACTTTTGCCAAGCTACGGGCAAAGGCACTTGCAAGAGCAATGGCCAATACCAAGCAGGTAAAGGCTGCGGACATCTTCAACAATGGTTTCACTGACATTGCTGCTTATCATGGCGGAGATGGAAAGCCACTATTTAGTGCTACCCACCCAACCGTTGATGGCACTCAGTCAAACCTACTTACTGCTGCTGACCTTTCGTTTGCTTCACTAGAGTCAGCACTTACCACAATTCAAAAGATTACTGATGATCGTGGTATTCTTGTTGGTGGTTCAGCAGTATCTTTGCATATTGCTCCAGATAACTGGGCAACATCAAATTCACTGCTCAATTCAACTCTCATTCCTGCTTCTGGCACAGTTGCTAGCCTTGGTGGTTCACAGGCTGCAACCAACCCAGCAGGTTGGAATGACGTGAACTCTATTCAAAGCATGTCAATGCTTCCAAAGGGTTCATTCATTAACCGTCGCTTTACAGATACCGATGCTTGGTTCGTTCGCACGAATGTTCCTAACGGTGCAAAGATGTTTGTTAGAGCGCCCCTCCAGACAAAGATGGAGCCAGACTTCGATACTGGCAACCTTCGCTTCAAGGCCAGAGAGCGTTATAGCTTTGGTTGGTCTGACTGGAGAAGTTACTTTGGTAACACTGGTAACTAATAGAAATAGGAGAGGGGAGAAATCCTCTCTCCTCCTTCTTTGGGAGATTTAAATGTCAAACATTAGAATAGCACAGGTAACTGGCGGCGCTGGTGGGAATGGTATATTTGTAGATTCTATTACAAGTGTAACAGTTGCAGATACTCGTATTCAAGTTTATACCTTTAGCGTTTCAGCTGCATCTGAGCTAGTTGTTGGTGATCAAGATGGGCCTAAGATAAAACATGCTGCACTTGGCACAAATGTAATGGACAATGTATACATTAATGATGTAGGTGTAAAATGCATTGGTAAAGTTTCACTGGCTGGTGCTAGTGATGGCGGCAAATTTTATATTTATTATGGATAAATAGATGCCTTCTTATAGTGATCTTGTATCCGACATTCAAAATACAGCTGAAAATGATTCACAGGAATTTTCAAATCAAATTCCTATAATTATTAATAAGGCTGAGTTTCGTCTAATTAAAGAATTAGATGATGTTGCATTAAATAAAACTGTGTCTGTAGTGACGAGTATTAATAATCCATTAGTTTCTTTAGCTTCAGATACAAGAATTATACGAAACATTAGTATTAAAGTTTCAGGTTCTAAAATTAATTTACTACAAAGAAGTCAAGAATACATTAATGACTATTGGCCTTTTGTATCTACTTCAGTTGGAGAACCTAAATACTATGCAATGAAAAGTAATACGCAAATTTACATTGCTCCTACTCCTGCCTCCGCATATGACACAGAGGTTGTTTACGTAGCGAGACCCGTTACGCTTACATCAGCTACACCAAATAATTATTTCTCAGACTTTTGTTATGATGCTCTTTTCTATGCTTCAATGGTTGAGGCGTCTTTATTTAATAAAAGTTTTAATACTGTACCTACGTGGCAGAACGAACTTAAAAATTCTATTGATGGTCTACGCAACCAAGCAAGAAGAGCAAGGCAGGATAATATGGAACTTAATACAAGTCCAGCTGGAAGTGCTAATACAATTATACAAGGAAGTAGTTAGGAGGATAAGATGCCAATCATTAATAACAAGAAATATTCTTACGATAAAGCGGGCTTTGACCGATATAAGGAAGAGCGCATGAGTTGTGTAGCTCGTCCATCTGGACAGGGTTATGGTGCTGCTAGAAAGGGTCCAGCCGCCAATAACGAATCAATTCGTTTTGATACTGTTGTTATTGACAACAAAGAATATGATTATTCAGTATAAGGAATAATATTATGTCTTCAAAAACTCTTGGAACACTTGCTAAAGGTGTAGTTAAAAAAGCTAAAAAAAGAGGTAGAAAAGGTAAAGGTCGTACGGCTATTTCTCCTGAAATAAAAGCTAAAGCAAAAGCTGCTGGTTTTACTTCTGTTAAGAAGTGGGAAGAGGCTGGAAAGCCGGGACCAAAAAAACAACAGAAGGGTGGAACTGCTAAAAGAAAAGATACCGAAATGCCAACAGGTAAAAGAGGTTCTGAAATTAGAAAATTAGAGCGTCAGCAAAAAGCTGATGATATGGAAGCAAGCGGTGGTCCTAGAAGAAGAAAGGTTGGTCCTGATTATCTTGCTGAAAAATTTATGGTAGCTGAAGGTGTTAATTCTCCTGCTATTTCAAAAGTTCAACCACCTAAAATGTCTGCTGCTCAAAGACGAAGAAGAATTGCTCAAGGTCTTGTAGGCGGTCCAAGAGCAGGACGCAGAGAACAGGTAAGAGATATTGGCGAGTACGCACCCCCAGCCTCTCAAATTGCGGATGAGATGGGTCTTAGTGGTATGATTGATCCGGATGAAATTATGGAACTTGGTGGATTTGAAATTCGTAAATCCGGTGGTCAAATTAAATACAAGAAAAAAGGCGGACCTATTGGCTGTGGTGCAGCCCAGCGGGGTTACGGAAAGGTAAGGAGCTAGTATTATGTCTTCAAAAATTGCTGGATCATTAATTAAAAAAGTAGTTAAAAAAGTTAAAAAACGTAAACCTTACGAGGGTCGTACATCAAAAAAAACTAGAAAGTATACCAAAGGTGGCTCCGCTGTTCAAAAACCTATGAGAGATGCTAAATCAAAAAATCAAAGATATCAAAGATTTGGCGATGGTGAAGATAAAGAAGTTCCAATTCCAAAAAAGAAATTTAGAGAAACCGAAGGTACAAGAAGAGACCCTGAAGGTAAAGGTTCTGTAGATTCAGCAAGGGCTGTTGGTACAGGGGGTGAAAAAATAACTAAAGGGTCAGAAAGTGGTGCAAATTTTTTAACTGATCAATCTGCAGTTGGT